TTTGTCTAAACCGGATTTTGTCGCAGTCGTAGTAACCCCCTTCGGTTGTGTACCGAGTATTCTCCCGGTTAACTCCGGGTTTGAAGAGTAGTTTTTGTAGAGGCACAATTTATCCTAGCAACGTCACCTCGGCTTGGCGTCTTTTTAACAATCCGGGCAATACCTTACCACCGCCTTTTGTCCAAAGCATCAGTTGTTCTTTGGCTCCATCCCAGTCTTGGGCGTTAATTTTGCGCTTTAACGTGCTAGTTTGCAACCTGCCCACACCCAAATTGTAACAAAAATCCACTATAGCATTGCATTTGCGCTCGTTCGTGGCTAGGACAGGGCAGTTTCTTAAAGCGCCCGGCAAATAAGTATGCTGTAGCTCGCTCATTAACAGAGCATTAGCGGCTTCTTGGCTTATTGATGAGTCATTCAGGGTGACTTTCTTGCCATCAGCGTAGTAAGTCGATCCATATCCAATGGTGGGGATTCCAGCAGGGCAAAGATAGGGCTTTGCTCTGAAGCCCTCAAATCGCTTACAAAGCTCTGCGGCAATCTCTAGGTTCATTACAAACCTCGTTTAGCCAATGTGCGGTCAAGTATCCAGTAATTTACTACGCCAGACAACAGCGTCATATCATCCACAGTCCACGCATCTTTTAACAATTCGGGAACGGGTTGGCCGCTTGCATATCCAATAGCCATTGTGGCGGCCTTAAACACTCCGTATAGCAACAGGAGGTAGTAAGTCATTACAGGGCGCACAGAAGCGGATAGAGAGGCTACCCAGCCCCCTGCTGCTTTGACCATTTCGGTTTGTTGGTTGATGGCGGCATTGAAGGCATCCATCACACCTGAATCTACGGTGGCCTCTCTTTGTGCGCCAATCTCGGCTAGCTTTTGTGAGCCTCTGACCTTTTCTAGTTCGCATTGTTTGTCGAACATAGCCAGCTCATGTTCGCGCTCGTTCTTCTTGTCCCAGAACTTAATTGCTTCAGGCACTAAACGAAAAATGCCCCCAAGAAGGGAGCCAACAATACCGCCACCGAGAAAATCAAACATACGTCACCCTTTCTTGTTATACAGCTCAAACAAGACTTTTACCTTTTCCTCAAGGACTGCGACTCGGTTATCAAGCTTTGCAAGGACAATCACAAGGCTAACAAAGGCTAATAAGAGAGGCCAAACTTTAGCTAGGATGTCGATGGTGTCCATTACTTATCCTGCTTCAGTTCTAGCTTGTCCATGATCTTGCTGAACATTTCCTTGATGTCGCGCATGTCTTCTCTGTAGTCATCGCGTTGTACGTAAACTTTAGGAATCTCTTCACGCAGCTTGGCAAGGTCAGACTTTAAGTCTTTCACAGCCGCCCAAAGCTCACGAGCAAACCATCCGCAAACTGCCATGCAGAATCCGAGACCGACGTTAATGAGTGTTTGGGCGTCCATGTTTTTACCAAGTTACGGGTTGATTTGTAATCTTACGCAGACCAAGATTGATTGCTGTAAGTGCTAGAGCTTGCAGTTCAGCACCGATCACAAAGCCATAACGCATTTGAAGACCGAGCGCGGCGGCGCAGACTACGTTCACCCAAAAGGTCTTGGAAAGATAAAACTTCTTACCAGTCACTTGGCTGACCAAAGCCTCTGATGCCGCTGCGGCAATAGCTGAATTTACATCGCTCATTCTTTTACCTCTGCTTCGGCAGGTTGCTCTTTCAATGCTTCTTTCAGCATAGTCAAGAACGCATCTTTACCGACGTTCAGTTGTTGCAGTTGGAATTGAGTCGAGCCGATCTTGCGGTCTAAGTCCATGCAATGATTTAAGAGGAGAATTTGGTTCTCGTTAAACTCAGCTGCGTCGTACTCAACTCCGTCGATTGTCACGATTTGGGGCTGTTTGTTTGCCATATCGTAGTTCCTTTCAATGTGCCGCCAAGGTCGGGTGGCGGCTTCCCGTTATTTAATCGCAGCCTTCAGGGGTGCAAGGTCTTGGTCTTGCATGAAGTCTTTAGCAATCATAATTTCTAAGTGGGCGACATTACGCTCCAAGCAGTCTGCCCATTCAGCATCTTCCATGCCTTCGGGTTGACCTGCGTTGATCAGGTTTACGGAGTCCATTGCGGCCGAATAGTGGCGAGCAATTTCTTCTGCGCTGGGTTGTTCGATGATTTCAGACATGATATTTCCTTTAGGTTATTTGGCTTCTAGTGCTGCCAAGCGGGTTGTGAGGTCTTGGATAAGGGCTTGTTGCTCTTGGATGGCTTTGACCAATGTAGGAATCAATGTTTCATGGTTAATGTTTTTGTACTCAATCCCGTCTTCACCAGCTTCTGATGTGCCAACACATTCGGGAAATACATCTTCAAATTCTTGAGCAATAAAACCAGCCGCATTTTTTTTGTCTTGACCTTTGCCACTTTTCCAATCAAAACGTCTTGGTTTTAATGCCAAGATTGCATCAAGACCAACATCAATGTCACGAATATTTTCTTTGAGGCGCTGGTCAGAAATTGCAGTAATTACAATAGTGGTGGCGTTTATAACACCAGCAGTTGTTACAAAAAATCTATACGCACCAGCGTTGGTTGAATATAAGTTCCATGTGCTGTATGCACCTGACGCATCTGCAACTACGTTTTTAACTACAGGATTTGCTGGGTCTGCTGAAAATATAAATTTCATGCCCGCGCCAGCAGTTGGGCTTGTGTTTGTAGTCCCCACCAGCACGTTGCCGCTGGCGTCGATACGCATACGCTCTGCTCTAGTACCAGCATCTGCCTTTGTTTCAAAAGTAAGATAACCGCCACTGTTGTTGCCTGTGCCATCCATAATGCCTTTAATACAAGCAACATCTTTGGCAAATGATGTACCAGACCCAATACCGGCGTTAGTATTATTTACCCATGAAAGTTGACCAAGCGCCGCACCATCAGAATCAATTGTTCTGGTTATTTCAAGATTTTTTGCAGTAACAATAGAACCTGTTTCTACTGCGGCAGTTGTTTGCCCCACCAGCAAGTTACCGCTGGAGTCGATACGCATCCGTTCGCCGTTGTTGACGTTAAACGCCATTGCATTTGGCGTTGCATTAGTTGAGTTGTAGTAGTTGATGCCTCCAAGGCTTGTAGTTGTGGTATCAGTAAAAATAATCTGGTTAAAGTTAGCGGAGGGACACTTCAATGTAATGACAGAATAATCTGTCCCCTCAACTGCCAATTTTGTATAGCCGTTAAGAGAGCCCGTGCCGTTTAATGAGCCCACGTGCAATGGTGCGGCAGGCACGGTATTTTGGATGCCCACGTAGCCGCTGGAGTTGATAACCTGCCGTGGATTCCCATCCCCATCAGACAGCACGATGTAGTTGCTTGATGTGCGGATGTCTAGGCCACCTTGGTTGCCGTTAAAGCGACCAAGAATAGATGTTCTGTCGCCTGTGGTAACGGTGCTTCCAGAAGCATACCCAATAAATGTATTTCTTGTCCCTGTGGTTGCGGCATTTGCTGCTGCTCCGCCAAGATAGGTGTTGTATTCCCCAACAGTTATGTTATACCCGGCCTGATAACCTAAAGCAGTGTTGTAAGATGCTGTGGTGTTTAATCTTAAAGCATCTCTACCCAAGGCAGTGTTATATGAGCCAGTTGTGTTTGTATATAAGGCTGTGACACCAACAGCCGTGTTTTCAGTTCCAGTTGTGTTTCCGTATGCCGCCGCATATCCCACAGCGGTGTTGCTAGATGCTGTGGTGTTGGAGAACAAGGATTGATAACCCAATGCCGTGTTGTTTGCGCCAGTTGTATTTAATCTTAAAGGCTGGCTACCCAAAGCAGTATTGCTGCTACCAGTTGTACTATTATACATGGCTCTATCGCCAATAGCGGTATTGTCTGCACCAGTAGTGTTGCTTATTAATGCGCCTGCACCTACGGCAGTTGTTACGCCTACTGTTGTTAACTGAGCCGCATTAGCACCAATTGCAGTTAAATTATTATTTGTGGTGTTTGATTGTCCTGCGTATGCACCCAAAGCCACATTTGATGTGCCCGTAGTATTGGAGTTTAAAGACTGAAATCCAACAGCAGTTACAGTACCAGTAGTATTACTATACCCCGCCTGATAACCTACAGCGGTGTTGTTTTGGCCTGAATTGTTATATAGTGCTTGAGAACCAACAGCCGTTGAAGCACTAAAACCATCACCAGCAAACAACGCTCTGTAGCCCAAAGCCGTGCTGTTACTTGCGCTTGCGGTTGCGCTTTGCATTGTACCGCTTCCAACTGCAACACTATTTGTATTGGATGAATTACTTAGTAAGGCATTAGCACCCACCGCCGTATTGGTAGACACAGCACCTGCACCACGTCCTACTGTGAGGCCGTAAACAGTCAGGTCAGTGCCGCTGTACAGCAAGTTGGCAGAACTTGTCTCAAGGCCACCAGTGGTTGTGTAAACAATACGACCAGTAGTCAAACTAGAGTTGGTGATTGATGTGGCGGCGGTTAGAGTAGTAAACGCGCCAGTGCTTGCAGTTGTAGCGCCGATAGAGCCGTTCAGTGCGCCGCCTGTGCTATTCAGAGTAGTAAACGAACCAGCAGCAGCAGCTGTACCACCGATAGCTGGAGGGCTTGCCAAGTAAGTGCTAAAGCCTGTACCAGAAACGGTAGAGGAAGCAGACAAAGTTGTAAACGCACCAGTATTAGGAGTAGTAGCACCTACAGTACCGTTCAATGGGCCAGCAAAGCCCGAAGAGGTCAATACTGTGCCGCTCCATGTCAGAGAAGCAGAGCCGCCCAAAGCGCCAGCGTTGTTGAACTGGACTTGGGTAGTAGAACCACCGATAGAACCAGTGCCTTTAGAGGCCATAGTCTGAACAACACCGGAACTGTCCTTGTAGAAAAGACGTCCATCTGCGGTGTTAATCGCTAACTCTGCACCGTTGGTGTTATCAAGGTTAGCTGCAAGCGGGACACTAGAAGCAGTCGAGCTAGCGTAAATTTTTATAGGGGTAAATCCTGTGGCGGCCATGTTTAAACCTTTCTTTCGTTTAGTTTCTTAGCTGCGATAGTAGCTAATCTTGATGCAATCCGTTTGCTAATTTGCTCCGGGCTTTGTTTTTTGCCTTTATGAGTGGCAGAAATAATAGCTCTGTGTTCGTCTGACATTTTTCTTCCCAATGCTTTTTGTCGAATCTTATCTTTCGCTTCTTCGCTTAATTTTTTACCTTTTCCCGCCGCAGATATTTTAGACCTTTGTTCGTCAGTAAGAACTCTTTCAAGATTTATTTTTCTCAAATAATCTTTTGTTTCTTGCGTATGTTTTTTACCCGTGTTTGCAAGTCTAATTTTTTCAATCTGCTCTTGAGGCATTTTCCTGCCCGTATTTAGGCGAGAAATTCTTTTCTTAACTTCATCTGTATGACGCATTCCCACACAGCCCTCACCACCATCGGTAACATTTGCCAAAACAAATCCCATGTCCCTAAAAGATGCAATTAACAATTTTTCATGATCAAATGCTTCTTTCTCTGTTTCCCAGTACGCCAATACCTCTACATCAGGTTTTCCATATTTATTTACAATACGTACCCAATGTGGGTTTCTTTTGTTTGTATTGTACGCACGATTACCTTGGCCTTTTCCTATGTAGAACAGGCCGCCTTGTTCTGGCTTGTAATGTGCGTACGTATAAAACTGCATGATAAAACTGTATCAGAATGTTCCACCAGCAACGGCAGTAACTCCGTATCCCGATAGTGTAGTGGGTTTGCTTGTTAAATCTGCAAATGAACCAGAAAAAAGTGTAGGCTTGTTAGACAAGTCTGCATAAGAACCAGAGGTTGCAACGGTTGCTAGGCTCGATGTATTGGCCTTCAAAGCAATCGCTGTATCAATCGCAGTTTTAGTGTAAGCGTCAGTAATACCAAACCCAGCAATTGTAGTGGGTACGCTAGACAATCCAGAGAATGGAATGTTGATGTTAGCTGTTCCGTCGAACGACACACCTGCAATCAAGCGGGCGTTCTGAAGCGCAGTAGCTGTTCCGGCGTTACCAGAAACGGTTGTAGGAGATGCGTGTACGTGGTCTGAACGAGCCGCTGTAGTAGCAGTTCCAGCAGCAGCCACGCCCAATGCCGCACCTGCGACGGAACCCAGTGACAACAGGCTAGGCTTGTTAATCAGGTCGCCATAATCACCCGAGGTGGCTACGGTTGCCAAAGAAGGCTTGCCAGTCAGATCAGCATAAGCACCTGAAGTAGCCACGGTAGCGAGGCTAGGCTTACCTGTGAGGTCAGAATAAGCGCCAGTAGATGCTACGGTAGCGTAGGTAGGCTTGTTGGTCAGATCAGCGTAAGAACCGCTTGTAGCCACTGTAGCGAGGCTGGAGGTGTTAGCCTTACCAGAGATCGCCGTAGTTACATAGGACTCAGTTGCCAGAGCCACTTCCTGAGAGGTTGGGCCAGCAACCCACTTGCCAGATGTTTCATCCCACAACAGACGCTGACGGGCCAAGTCGCCACGATCCACGTCCAAACCAGCATAACGCAGTGTTACGCCTGATCCGGCTTCACCTTTGTTGACGGTGATGATGTTGTCTTTAACGGTCAACACTGTGGAGTTCACGGTAGTGGGTGTTCCCGCCACGGTGAAATTGCCCGAAACTGTTAGGTTACCAGAGATGGTCTGGTCACCCACAGTCGCTACGGTAGGAGCGGTAATGGTCACTTGCGTAGCAGAAGTCACGCGAGTCAGAGCGCCTTGTCCAGAAGACTGGATCAGCACGTCACCGTTCTGGCCTGTAGTCTGAATCGTAGTCGAAGCTGCGGAATCCAAAACCAAGTTACCTGTACCGCTGGTAGCGATACGCATACCCTGATTGGTATCAGAAGTAAATGTAATGGTGTTGGCGGAAGAACCCAGAACAGGCACACCATCCACGTACAAGGTGTTGGCGTCAATACGCAGTTCTTTGGTGTAGATAGCACCGAATTTTTTAGAAGCAGAGCCGATGTTGGTCACACCTGCCACGGATGGGAGGATGTCGCCGCTTACGGTCAGGGCCTTAGTAGCGAAGTCTTGCGAAGCAGAGCCGCCAGCGGCAGCCACGGATGGCTTGTTGGTCAAGTCGTTATAAGAACCAGAGAACAGGCTGGGCTTGCCAGTCAGGTCTGCGTAGTCACCAGAAGTTGCTACGGTTGCCAGAGTAGGTTTACCAGACAAGTCAGAGTATAGACCTGATGTCGCCACGGTAGACAGAGAAGGCTTGCCTGTCAGGCTTGCGTAAGTACCAGCGGTAGCAACAGAGGCTAAGCTAGAAGGATTAACTGGGGTGTAACCCAGAGCCGACTGGATAGAAGAAGTAGTTACGGAGGCGTCAGAACCTGCTGGGCCTGTAGCACCAGTTGCACCTGTATCGCCCTTATCACCCTTCAGACCCTGAATACCTTGAGGGCCAGCAGCTCCAGTAGCACCTTGTGGGCCTGTTGGGCCAGCAGCACCTGTGGCTCCGGTATCACCCTTAAGACCTTGGATGCCCTGAATACCCTGCGCTCCGGTAGCGCCAGTATCTCCCTTGGCTCCTGCGGTTCCAGTGTCGCCTTTAAGACCCTGTGGGCCTTGAGCACCAGTAGCACCAGTTGCGCCCTGAATACCTTGAGAGCCTGTATCGCCTTTGTCTCCTTTGAGTTGAGCAACAACACCAGCGGGCAATGTGGTCACATTGGACAAGTCTGCATTTGCTTTGCCAGCCACAACAGTCGTCAGAGCGGAAACAGCGGACTCATCAGATGCCAATTGATCGGCAATCTCTTTTAATGTGTCTAATGCGGCGGGAGCAGCACCTACCACGGCTTGAACAGCAGAAGCCACTTGGCTGGCAGTCTGATAACCGCTTGGGTTAGCTGCGCTGTATGGGGTATAGCCGAGTGCAGAAGCAATCGAGGAAGAAGTTACAGAGGCATCTGAACCTGCGGGGCCGGTAGCTCCGGTGTCGCCCTTCAGACCTTGAGGCCCTTGAGAACCTGTATCGCCTTTAGCACCTTGAGCGCCTGTGTCACCCTTAACACCTTGAATTCCTTGGGGGCCTTGTGCGCCAGTAGAACCTGTGTCTCCCTTCAATCCTTGGATACCTTGAGCACCAGTATCTCCAGTGTCACCTTTAGCGCCAGCAGCACCTGTGGCTCCAGTATCACCCTTAACACCTTGGATACCTTGTGGGCCGGTAGCACCTGTTGCACCAGTAGCTCCATTGGGGCCAGCAGGGCCTTGAGCGCCAGTGGCTCCAGTTGCACCTGTAGCGCCTGTATCACCTTTCAACTGAGCAACTACGCCAGCAGGGAGTGTGGTGACGTTAGAGAGGTCTTTCGCTGCTTTATTGGAAACAATCGTTGTCAATGCGGAAACAGCCGACTCGTCGTTAGCCAACTGAGCAGCAATCTCTTCCAATGTATTCAAAGCGGCGGGAGCAGCACCCACTACAGCGGCAATAGATGTATCAATCTGGCTTTGAATGTTTGCAGAAGTTAGAACCGACGAGCCGTTTACAGTAATACCAGAGGTGTTGATGTGGACATTACCCACGTCAATCACGGTGGCCTTAACTTCAGGCACGTCTACGGAGTCAGGAGCCACCACCATCACTGTGCCGCGCACAGCTTCAGTAAATGTTAAACGGAAAGAGTTGGCGTCGATGTCTTGCTTGCCAACAGATACGATGTTTCCGTTCTGGTCTTTAACTTGAATCCAAACGTTGGTGGTTCCAAGATTATGAATAACTGTCCAAGTGCTAGAACTCAAACCTTGTGAGTGAATGTAGGACAGTGTCTTGTGCGAAAAGGGATACCAAGTCTCTAGGCCGCCGATGCTGACGTAGCCGTAGAGGTTGTTGTCCTTAATGAGGAAGGTGCCAACTTTCGGGTTCGCGGGGAAGCCAGTCTCGTTGACCTGCATAACCAGTGCGCCATACAGGGCAAGGTCGTTATAGATTCTTGATTCCATTTAAATTCCTTTCGGGGTAATGCCCCTCATGTATGCCGTGCCATGAGCAACCTTTTTCATCACTAAGAGCGTGTCGTAAGACTGGCTAATGAAATCCAATAGTTCTTGTTTTTTGACGACACCGATTTTGTACATTTCATATTTCTCTTGTACGTCAT